GGGAAAGTCAAACCAATATTGTCGAAGTATGGGAGGGTAGTCACAGTGGCTGTTCCGCAGTAAGCTGCGAGAGCAGCGCCAGATCTTGTGAAGAATGCAGATTCGGCATACGTATTGTTAGCAGCCGATGAAATTGGCTTCTTAAGTTCGACTTCGTAAGTCACCCACAGCTCACCTACAGTGATGTTGGCTGCTTGTGACCCAGTAGTAGCGATAGTGAATTTTCCAAGATCATACATCATGAGGTCGTCACCAGCGGGTGGTACTGCGCCTCTAACATATTGAATCTGGAAAGGGTTCTCGCGTGGGTCACACTCGATAGGGTGACAAAAGTCTTCAGAAGCCTTAGCATCGTTCGAAAAACTAGCGTTGAGCATGGATAGCTTGTCTGCGAAATTGGCCGAGTTAGCCTTGTACTGGGTAGCCATCATTACAGTTGGAAGTGTGGTTGTAGTGCTGCCCACGGAATCTCCGCTCGTGGACACAAAATGGAAAACCAGACCTTTAAAACTGTATTCTTGATATTGCTGCGCGATACCTGAAAGCCACGGAAATAAAGCGGAAATACCTGGGTTGATGGGCAGGGCTAGAGCTGAGAAAGTATTGATACCACCAGTGGTAACGTCACCAATATATTCACGGTGTCGGACTGTGGTACTTTCTCCGCCGAAGTGCATGACGGGCACGCCTTTGGCTGCTTTAGTCACAAGCGAGTTGGAGCGCAAGGTGTAATCACCAGCGCCTAACCAGCGTGATAAAGAAGCAGCTAAGGAATGCCCAATGCCTGCTCCGGAAACGGCGCCTGAGGGTCCAAAAAGGGACCCAACGCCTGTTCCCAGAGCTGTTCCTCCGGCACGAAGAGCTCGAGCCAGGATACCCAACTCCTGGGTAGTTTTCCTTTCCGTATTAGCTTTACTAGTACGTTTTTGATTTTTCTTTTTAACCATTTATATACAATTTCGTCGGTATTGGATACGCGGACGATACGCGGACTGTTCATCTATAAACAACTATGGTACAATAGAACCGCCGTGCAGTCTCTCGGCATTTTGGTTAGCACGAAAATTTTACCGGAAGCCGAACGTTTTGGGGTATTATATTTACAGACCCAATTTGAACCATGGCTGTGCATCATGATGATGGTGGGCACATGTTTCTTGGCAAATAAGGAGGTTGTTGTAATGTTCTTCAATCGATCTTTGATCACCAATCGATATGTCAAAAGCAAGAAAGAATGAATACCTCACGCTGTCCAATGGCTCGCGCTGAACGACATACATGTCTTGACCAAAAACTCTCAAGGATCCTGAAAGTTTACATGCATATTTTGCTCGTTTTGTACCACTGCGCGTGCTGATGGATTTGCGTAATGTCTCGGAAGATCTCAAGTAGCAGGAGTATAGAGATCTGAATAGTGGCATGTCTCCATGCGTGGCTAAACCCCCTTCACCAACTGACCGAAGCCAGCGGGAAAGATGCGGTTTTGTCGTTATGGGTGTTTCTGAACAAGCGTCTTTGACGAAGGAATTCCAAGGGTTGCGAACCATGCGGTAAGCGACACCATCAAAGACAGGTGAAGTTTGGCAGAAGTTGATCTTTTCGATTGTGTCAACGACGGGGTCTGTTTTAAGGACCATGTTGAATTTAGCGAAATGTTCACTCAAATCTGCACTAATTCTATATACATCGGATCTTTCTCCTATCACTGTGAAATCATCACCACAGTTAATCAGAGAAAAATCCTTGCCAGAAACAATCTTGTAATGAAACAAGATAGAACATACCACAAGGACCCCTACGAGAGAGGTATTCATTTGGCCGGAAGCGAGGCCTTCCAGCTTATACGTGATTCCTCCATCCTTGGCGCGCCCGCTGACCTGAGGAGAAACTTGCCAAGATAAAATCTCTTTAAGTAACCCTCGGTGCTCAGCAGGGAAAAACCTGGATAGGATTTCATGGGTGAAAAGCAAAGCCTCGTCGGAAATTGACGAATCTAGCCTACTAACATCACCATCCATAGCATATGGACACGTATATTTTTCCCATGCAATTTGAACGCATCGTCCAATACTTGCATAATTCTTGCCCTTCATCACAGTTTGGCCTCCCCACATGGTATCCAGCAGATGATAAATGGACTCCTCTGCTGATTTGATATATATGCCAACACTCAGACCGTAGCGTGGATCTGGGAAAGTGATAACACGGGGTATAGCGAGTGGTTTATCAGACCTGATATCCTTTTCCTTCTTAAGAAAACACTTGCAGGATGCATCTTTAGAATTCAAGGGCAACATCTCCAGTGAACTTTTCGCATTAGAGTAGCGGATTTTTCTCATCCCTTTATACGTATTGATGAAATCATCGTATGTAAGGGGGTTTAACTCGTCGCATTCTAATGGAAAATAAGTGAGCAAGATGTTGTATATACCAGGTTGATGGGGTGTTGAAGAAATGTCAACCCACACACCGTCAACATCACGCTGAAAAACACGTAAAGAAACGGCAGTGAGTAAATTGTGGAGCGAGTTACGGAACCAACTCAACTCGGATTCTCTCCCAACAAAAGTAATCCGAGTCATAAAACTCCGGGAGTCAAGGGCG